TGGTCAACAACTACCTCCGATTTAGGTGCTTTGAGTCCTTGGTTAGTGATTATATATGCACCAGTAAAAGTCCGTAAACCCTGCTTCAACCTTTCTTCAATCAAAGACTTGGTATGCTCAGGATTAAACTCTTCTACCCAACCGTGCGCTTCAGCAAACTCGCTAGTGCCGACCATACGAAACATACAACAGTTAAATATCATCTCACCATGTGGGCGGTTATCATTTGGCTTTGTCCAGTTTTGCCGCATCCATACAGTGACCCTATCATTCTCACGGAAAGGGTTTGTGAATTTATATTGTTGCAGGATAGTATCCTCTGTCCAAGGGGCAGGAAGCCCCTTGGCTCTTTTTTGATAAATAGCGTGACGCTCATTAATCCAGTAGCAGAACCTTTCTATGTTCTCCATAATTATTCTCCTAGCTTGATAGCACCTTTTTCAATAGCAAGGCGAATATCAACACTATTGCCTCCAGGACTTAACTTTTTCATAGCAGCAAGGGCTTCACCCACTGTATCAGATCTGGTTAAGGCTTCAAAATTATGCCACCGATTACTATTTTTACGGTATGGGTTGACAAACATACCCATTGATCCTGTGGGCAAAAGTATTTTAGCCTCTGGATTATACTTAGATTTTGTCACACGCTTTGGCTTTTCAGGTGTGATGTCTACTATCTCAGCAGTCATTTGTTTCTCCTTTAAAACAGGTTTATATTTTTTAGCTCGCTCATGTACAAACTCCGCAAAGTTTTTATGAAAGCTAGGAAAATTTGGTAAGGCACACTCACCAACTGTAGCGGCAACCACACTCCGCAACTCTTCTTCACTGTAGGTATCCTGTAATTGTTGAACTTCAGCAAACACAATACTATGCTCATTTAGCTCTTTACACGCCTTCAACTCACGCAAGGATTTGAAGACAAAGTAAGAATACGGATCGTTACGGTTACTGTTATTATCATTTTCTAGCACCGCATAAGTTTTGATAGCTGCCATGAGTGCCTCCTTTCTATGGGGCTAATATAAAAACTCTAACTACATGTAGGGAATCAAGCAAGCATTAAATACTCCAATGCCCCACTAAAAGTTCTCTCTTAGCAGGGCATCGGGTGAGAGGTGAGCTTATGCCCACCCCCACATCTTATGCGGCATACTCAAGTGCCTTGGTCATAGCCTTACGTTTAGTAATAGCGGCTGAACCAAACCATGCAGAGTTTAATGCGTGGTCGCGAGTCTTGGCTCGCTTTTGGTGATCCATAACATATGTCACACCATTGAGTGCTCCCCACCAAGTGCCTTTAGCAGATTTAAGGTCATGTCCTGGAGATGTTTCAATAGCCTCCAGTATTGACTGTGATGTTTTGCTAAACTCCTCATGCAATGGTGGTAAGTCAGACTCTTTAGACTTAGCACGTTCAATAAGAAGTTTAGGTTGGAATAACTCAGCAATGTACTGATCTATCTGCTCTTTAGTAGCTCGCTTACTGGCAAGGAACTCTGACTGTTCTTGGAACTTAGTCATTTGCTCACCACTGATACCAAGTGCAGTTTCAGCGGCTTGCATAATTTCCTCATCAAACATTTGCAGATGCAATACACGGAACTTGCCAGTCATGCCCTCTTGGTTAAGAGCCAAGGTTATTGTGTTATTACACACGACACGNATAGGTGTGAACATAACTGTCATAGCTGTGCCAACTTTGTGACTGTTAGCCATAAGCAAGTAACCTTCTATATCATCACCGCCAGCTAGTTTGAAGCCTTTCTTGATTTTAGCCAAGCCCCAAACACGCTCGCCATCACTTAGGCTACCAGCAGTATCCATCTCCATATGCCCTGCCTCAGTAAACTTTTTAAAGAAGGACATTGTTTCATGGTTTTGGAAAGGTATGAACCCCTCACCACAGTGAGATAATACGCGGTTATCTGTATCACGAACAACCACATAATGTTCATTAGCGCGAAGCAAAGCTGCTTCACCGCGTGGGTCATTAAGATCCCATGTATTGGGTTTATCAGCATAGTAAACAGGACGCTTACTTACTGTCCAATCAAGCCCTGCGGCTTTGAGCATCTCTTCAGGTGTAAGATTATGCTCAACTTTTTCACCAAGCCCATGCCAAGGAACCTGTCCTGCATAAGCCATTGTTTCTACCATATGTGCCATAATATATCTCCTTTCTACAAGATGTTAAGCACTAGTATCAACCGTAGGCAATACATCAAAGTCGGACAAAGTAATGTCCAACCAGCAAGTGCTGCCCTCGGAACTTGTTGCGATGTGGCAACGCATCTCCACATCATTATGTAGCAGTGTTTCAATAATCGGAAACTTTAAGCCCTCTGACAAATTGTCAATAAACTTAGGCTTTACCGTGCGGTTAGCACTACGCTTGATAGCGCGGTTGTTTAGCCGCTGGAACTGCTCTTTGGTAAGGTATTTTACTTCTGACATAATAATAAGCCCCTTCTATGGCTGTTTTGGTTATGCTTATATTTAATAGGTGTGGGTTTTGGAGCGCAACCATAAACAACTCCACATGACAATTATGCTGGGATTTGATAACCTCTACTATGCATGGGGTGTATTAAATGAAGATGTTGTAAAGCGCGAGTAAGACCCACATAAAACACGCGAGCTTCATCCAAATGTTCGTTCTCAAACTTACGCCACATAGAATAGGAACGACGCATAGTATCAGTGAGAAGCATAACATTATCTGCCTGTGCGCCTTTAGCTGAATGAATGGTAGAGATCCGTATGCGAGGTTCCTCTGTTAAAGATTCTCCTTTACGCAGACAAGCCTTTATGTAACGCTTATCTGTTTCAGATATCTTACCTAATCCTTCATCCCACGGCAAAGTATGTAGCAGACCATAAAAATCTTGTAGGTCTTGCATACTGTATCTTTGGTCTGATTGTCCTTTATTAAATGTCTTATGTCCGTACTCTACTTGGCTACCTAATAACATCTGGCTGTACACGATACGCACTTGTTCTGCTGTGAGTGTACTACCATTACGCATATTTTCCCAGAGCCGCACTGCTTCAAGAACTTTACCATCAATAGATTTACTGCCATTGTAGACATACAGGTGACCTCGTCGGCGTACCTCTTCTTCTATTTGCTTTGCACCTCGTGTTGTGCGGCTGAGTAAGAGCCACTCGCCACTGGACATATCAACTTGCTCGGAGTGCCTATGCCAATGGACAGCACCTACCTCATTCCTAGGGTTGAACTCTTTGGGTCTACGGTCGACGACGCGCTGGATAACTTTTTGACTAAGTGTGTGATGGAGGGATGGAATCCTATAACTTTGGTCGAGTACAGTTACAGCACCTTTGAGTCCTATAAAGTAATCTACATCTGCTCCCGCATAACGGAATATGGCTTGGTCATCATCGCCAGCCACGAACATCTCTTTAGAATTGGCCTCTAACAAATGCACCATCTTCCATTGTAATGGTGATAAGTCTTGTGCCTCATCAATAAATACTACCTCTAATCTTGGTGCTAACTCTCTGTAGCAGAACTGCTCAAGCATATCAGTATAATCAAATAATTGATATCTATCTTTCCACGCTTTTAATCCCCTATCTACATAATCAACTCTTGCCCAATCTGTTTTGAGTGGCACAGTAGATTCATTGTAGGCTTTGCGTAACGGCTGTTGCAGTATCCTAGATATATTTATTATCTCTAAAAATTTATCACCATAACCAAAATCTTTGTACGGACCTTGGTCNGTNAGCCCTGAATTAAAAAACCCACCTATTTTTAGCCACTCACCAATCTCAGGGAACTTATCAGCAGTCATGATTTGGTTATGATTGATACCCATCTGCATAAATGCCAAGCTATGAAGGGTACGGAAAAAAGGTAGATCACGCCTATGTAGTTTAAACTTTTCACAAGCACGATCAATAGCTTCACTTGCCGCACGGCGAGTAAAACCAAAATAACCTATACGATCTGGTGGGATACCCTTTTGTAAATACTCTTCGACCTTGTTTAATAGATAGGTTGTTTTACCTGTCCCTGGAGGTCCGAGTATTACATTCATCAGAGTATTTCTTCTTGCTCGGGTAAATCTGGTAACTCCAATGGCTCTTGACTATCTGCAAAATAATCCTGTGGCAATGACCATACATGCACACCTTTATTTTTCACACGCCAAAACATTTTTTCTGCTTCCAACCCTTGGAGTCTTAGTGTTATTTTGTTTGAGGTATAATGGTTAAAGTCATTTACGGTAAGATGCTTTTTAATATCTTTAACTTGGAAAAATACTTTTCCATCAAGCCATACAGCAACCCCTTGTAACACATCTTCACGTTCTGTACCTTTAGCTCTATCTGTACAAAACTGTGATAGTAAGTCCTCAAACTCACCTTTTATTGTAGCGTCAGGTGGCACTTCTACAATAGTTAAGTTATCTAACAATAGCTGTATTCTGGTCTGCCATGCTCTTTGGCTAACAGCTATCGGTAATTTATTTATTTGTGCCACACAATCTTTTTGAAACCTTGTCTGACTAATCAAACCATCCGTGCTAAGTTCTACACGCTGACCATCTACATCAAGTATCCATATAGGTGGGTCACCATCTATTTTAGTAAGGCTAGACATCTGGTTTTGTACACCAGCGGGACCAACACCAAATTTACGAGTGACACATATATCCTTATTGCAAAAAGGTTTGATGGGTTGGTCTTCGCATTTGTAATAATAATCTTTACGTTGTAGCTGTTTGATTACTGCTCCAACTTCAGTATGACTAAGTGGGGGATGTAAATAATCTACATTGTATCNNTGCACNANTGCTTCCCAATTATCAGAGTCAAACATCCGTGCGTACACACCTAGATTGAAAAGAGCATTATTGCGTGAGCCTTCACCAAACCCCTGCTCACAAAGTGCGTTCAAACATGGTGGACCATCTTTTAACTTTGGTTCTGGTTTAGATATACGGTACTTTTCAAAATCCTCAGGTGTTATTAAGTATCTTGCAGCTTTACTTACAAAATCTTTTGGCGACATAAGCTCGCCTTTAAAATCGTAAACAGAGCGTGTGCTTAAATCACCTTTGAAATACGGCATATTTAAACCATTACCAGTATCCCCACGGTCAACTAATATGGTTGTTTGTTTTGGAAATATTTCACCTTCAGCATGGCCTAATGATGCAGCTAACTCAGTGAGTTTAGATTGCACAAACTCAGCTTTCAGCGCATCTTTAAAGAAAAAATAAATATGAGCACCACCGCTTTTACTACGACCCACCCAACCAATTATTTTTGCTTCTTTTAATTTATTAACTAATGATTGATGATCTACATCATACGTATCAATATCAATCGCACCCCACTTGCATAAGCTATCATCTCGTATGGGTATGATGCCAAGCCCCTGCTTACCATCTAAATGTTGTTGCCAAAGTTCTTCTGTGGGCGGCTCTTTAATTATCTTATATACGCCTAGACGTTTACCATCACCACGTTGTTCATCGGGATTGAATACACCATGAGCACGTTTATTACCGTCAAATAGCTTTAGAAACTGTTCAGCTAATGTCATTGCTTTCTCCAATGAAAAAGGTGGGAGAGTAGTGTTAGTTGATACCTAGACGCTACCCTCCCGAGCAACTACAGGGCGATCAACCCCTGTAGTTGTACTTAAAACGGCATATCATCGTCACCGTCTTTATCCTGTTGTGGTGTGCTTGGCTCAGGCGCAGTTTCCTTAATTTCAACCTCACCAGCTTTTACCGATTTAGCAAAAGCAACTGCCATCTCAAAAATGTTGGCTTCCTCAGCATCACCAAGGCTAATCGGACCGATCTTAGCAATATCCCAACCAAACCAATTACCTTTATCATTGCTCTCAGCAACGGTAGTCATTTGGTATTTATGAGACATCATAGGTAAAGTATACGGACCGTTCTTACCTTGAGCAGTGAGTGCTTGCATTTGCGTTACCCACTTACGAGCCTTCTTTAACTGTGTGCTAGACATAGTAATCAGGCAACGCTGTGGACCATCACTATCAAGTAGGATTACAAAAAACTGCGCTGTATTTGTAAGAATATTACCATTAGGCAATATATCTTCACCGCGCTCATTTTTAGTAGTCGTATTGACAATAGGGTCATCAGGATTGTATGAACCAAAATATCCACCACCTTTTTCCCTAGGAGCCCACTCAACATACCGACGGTTATAATAGCATGGCACAACTGTCACACCTTTTTCACCATCATATACTTTATTGGCTACCGTATTGAACATCATGCCAGCTTCAGCACCCTCTACATACGCACCATCACGCTTATTTACCTGAGGACTTAACTGTGCAAGTATCCGTAGGAACGGTACTGCCATATCTTGGGATGTGGTTTCTTCAAAACCCAACCCACCAATATCTTCAAACTGTGCTACCGCTACAGCAGAAGACTCTTTCTTAGCTACTTCTGTTGCCATATCTACCTCCGTATTTTGGCTCGCTGCCCCACGAATATACCCAACAGGTCATACGGCAAATTTTCACCTTTTTCTACCTGTTCCTTTACAAAAGACTTGAGTGTCATGGGTTCAACCCAAGTTTTTGTCTGCGTTTGCAAACCGCGCTGTCCTAGCTCGGCAAGCAAATCTTTGGCAAGGTTATCCTCACCNCGACCAAAAGCCGCNGTGACATGATTCTTNATTANCGAACCATGCCCTGCCGCAGTAAGCCANTGAAAGGCTTCCTCAGCTCGGTCTTTGGCAATGCTGGCACTATAATAAGGTGTGACACTAATTTCACTGCCATCGTCCATTTTGAGTTCAGTAACACCATGCTCTTGTAGCGCAGCGGGAAGTAAATCTTCCGATACTTTACGCAACTCACGCTTGGTTTCCTTTAACTCTAACTCAAGATCAGCGACACGTTGTTCCAACGTAATCTGTTGCTTACATAGGTTACTAACAGTGCTGATACCCGATTGATTTATGCTGGTTAGGTCTCCAGCTACACTTTCAAAGTCCATTACTAGACTCCTTCCTATGGTATAGATCTACTTCCAATGGGTAGTAGCGTTCCTCTAGCCTATCCCACTTCAATGCTTTGAACTTACCCATGTTCAGGCGAGCTGCTTCTGCACAAGCAATACCTATGCATAATGGATCTCCTGATAGTAATAGGTAATCATTATCATTGAAGTTACGAAGGCCACGAGCAATCCTACGCACCGTTGGCTGAGTGCTGAATGAAACCTGTTCCTTGGCCGGAACAAGTATCTGCAAATCACCAAAGGCAACTGCATCTGTGATATCTCTACCACGCACTTCTTGTGTAATNTAGACTGTCACGGCTTTCTACTCCGCTTGCTTTCTAGTNTGGCGTTATTACCAAACAANGCCACCTTACACTTTTATATATAGGGGTAAAACAAAAAAGTTATCGTTGTGATCCATCCGATATTTTAATATCNGATATCTGATATCTGGGTTTTATTCGTTTACAAATACTTACTTTGAGCCCCTACGCGAGATATAACAAGAACATAAAACGGTATACAGGATTTTGTTTCTTGTGCTATTATACAAAGTACCCAATAGAAAGCGGTGTCATGCGTTACAAATTTAAATACCAGCCATACGAGCATCAGCTCGAGGCTTTGAAAATGTCTTGGAATAAGAAAGAATTTGCTTACTTCATGGATATGGGGACAGGCAAATCAAAAGTTCTTATTGATAATATGTGTGTCCTCTACGACCGTGGAGAGATTACTGGTGCATTGATCGTTGCCCCTAAAGGTGTATACCGGAACTGGGAGCAAGGCGAACTGCCCACGCATATTCCTGAGCATGTTATGTACGATACTGTATTGTGGAATCCTAGCCAGACAAAAACACAGCTAGAAAAACAAAAAAAGTTATATCAGGTTGATGATAACCTTAAAATATTTGTTATGAATGTAGAAGCCTTCAGCACCAAAAAAGGTTGCGGTGAGGCTGAGCGTTTTTTAAATGCACATCAATCACTTATGGCTATTGATGAAAGCACTACTATAAAAAATAAAGATGCTAAACGCACTAAGAGTATTGTTAAGATAGGTAAATCTGCCCATTACAAACGTATACTCACAGGCTCACCAGTAACTAAAAGCCCTATGGATTTGTACACTCAAGCAGAGTTTCTTGATGAATGGTTATTGGGACATAGCAGTTATTTCAGTTTCCAATATGAGTATGCCATTGTGCAACGCCGTAGTATGGGAGCGCACAGTTTTAATCAAGTAGTGGGCTATCGTAATCTAGATAAGCTAAATGGTATTCTTGAAAATTTTAGTTTTAGAGTTAAAAAGGAGGATTGTTTGGATTTACCAGATAAAGTTTATATCAAGCGTAGTGTAGAACTTACTGATGAACAAAAGTCTGTTTACAGTAGTTTAAAGACATTTGCTTTAGCAATGCTTGAAGAAGGTTCTGTAACTACTGATACTATCCTCACACAATTACTCAGGTTGCAACAGGTATGTTCAGGCCATGTAAAACTTGATGATGGTGAGATGAAAACATTCAACTCAGCTAAACTACCAGAACTAATGTCAGTGCTTGAAGAAGTAGATGGTAAAGTAATTATCTGGGCTAACTTTACACATGATATAAAAACTATTCAGCAGGAAATATCAAAAGTATACGGTGCTGAATCTGTAGCTACTTACTACGGTGAAACGGAGAGTGATGATCGTCAAATTATTGTAAACCGTTTTCAGGATCCAGACAGCCCTCTTAAGTATTTTGTTGGGCAACCACGCACAGGTGGCTATGGACTGACCCTGACAGAAGCTAAAACTGTGATTTACTACAGTAATAATTTTGACCTTGAGATAAGGTTACAAAGCGAAGATAGAGCACACCGTATCGGACAAACAAGTAAGGTTACTTATATAGATATTGTAGCAGATAAAACTGTAGATGACCGTATTCTCAAAGCCTTACGGAACAAAATTAATATAGCGAGCCAAGTGCTTGCAGAAGATTTTAGAGAATGGATAGTGTAAGAGCAGTTGCTTGAGCGATTGTTATAAACAAAAATACAAATAAAGCGACTGCTACTACAATAGCCCCACCTATCATCGCAGCTTGTTTTAAGTTTTCTTCAAACTCTTTTTGTTTTTTGATCGCTGCTCTTTTAGCAGCAGCTTGAGCTTCTTTAGCTTCGCGTATACGTTTGGCTCGCTCATCTACAATACTGCGCCAAGTGCCATGACCAAAGCGCATATCAACCATACTAGCTATTTCTTGCATTTGTTCTTTTGCTAATTTAGCATCAATTATTTCTTGCGCTACTGTTTTGATACCAAATTGGTCGCCTACCCCACCAACTCCAGACTGTTGGTTACGACGTTGTTGGACTTGTTTTTCTCCTTCAAAGAGGTTGTCCAAGTAACCAGCAATCTCTCCAACATCATTAGCTGTGCTTATCGCACCTTTTATACCATCTACTGCGCTTTTAAATAACGCGATACCAGCAAGAGCAGTGGATATTGGTTCCATATCAGACCTCCCGCATACGGGAGACCAACCGTTCGGCACGATTAGTTACTTGTCTATACCACTTTGAGTCAACCATTTCATCTGCTGCTTGTTGCCAATCCCGTGCATCGACGCCAGCTTTCATACCTTTAAATTTACTCAAACGCGGATAGCCCATATTGAACATCATATTTGCTATTATTAGTTGCACTTCTTCTGGTAAGGAATCAAAGTCGGGGTACAATCGTTCACAATCTTCGAGGACTGTTCCAACATCTGTATTAAAGCACTCTGCGACTCTATCTGCTGTGATAGTTGTTCCGACTGGTTGGTTATATTCTTCGTCAGCTTCAGTGACCAAGTGACCAATCCCAAAAGTAGGCAGACCCAAATGATCCAAGTATATTTCATACTTACACCCCTCATCTGCTTCTATTTGTTCTCGTAATACTGCAAGATCCATTACACTAAGCCTCGGATACCTTGGTTACGACGATTTGCTATAGCCCCACCTAACTCATCTTGCGGAAATAAATTAGCAAAATTAGTAATACCTGTCCCTACTGATGGGCTTGGTGATGGTTGTATTTGTGGCAAAGTAGGTGATAATGATGCCATAGGACCCATATCTACTGTGCCAGTGCGCTCACGTTCCTCTGTAGGAGTTTCTTGTCCTGGTGCGACTTTTGGTGCAGTAATATCTGGCGGCACTACATCTACTTCAAAATTTAAAGTATCTAACATTCTATTTAATAAAGCGATGCTTGCCCTGACTCCTGCCGCGCCACTTCTAATTTTTATAGCTCTTTCAAGCTGTTCAACTGAAGGTTCTGCGGCAAATACTTTTGATATATATTTATTAGTAAATAAATGTTTTAGAGCACCAACCGAAGCTGAAGTACCCACATCTAACAACTTAGCACGGATATTACCTGTTGAGAACGCGCCACCAATATCGGGCGTATTCCCTAAAAATGCAGCATAAATTTTAAAATTTTGCAGCATGTCTAATTCAGATGTGCCAGTAAAAGTCATATCATCATTACGTTTAATTTTTTTATTTACAAAATTACCAGCTTTATCAACTTCACCAAATAAAGGTTTAAAAGCTCTGTATTCCCCTTGGAAAGTCTGAAACTTTCTCATCTCTTCTGCTAATTTTACAGGGTTAATTACAGTTTCACTGAAAGATTTTGCTGCTCCCTCTCTTTGTACTTGAGAAACTTTTTCAAGAATATCTGCTAAAATGGCAGATCTTATTTGTTTTGCTCTATCTCCACTCAGACCGCCATTAGCATTAATGAATCTCTGCACGCCTAGAGTTTGACCCTTGCTATATTGAGCGATAATATAATTTCTTGCAACATCTCCATTTGTTTGAAAACCTTCCATTCCTGTTTGGACAGGATCACTAGCCAATCGTTTTCCAGTTGTTTGCCACTCATTTAAAGCATCTTTAGTAGGTTTATCAAATAAAGTATTAAACAGTTTTTTATCACGTGCTTTCAATTTAGATATGAGTTCGTATCCCTCATCAGGATTATGAATCAGTAAACTCGCAAAAGTATCACCAATATTTTTTATAAAAGCCTGACCAGCTTCTTTTTCTGTTGCATTCAAAGCAGCCGTATTAGTCATACGTTTAAGTATGCCTAATGTCTCGAAAGTAAGACTGCCATCTAATAAATTTTGTGCAACTTCAACAGGAGTGACTTCACCTTTTCTACCAAATAGCTGACCCACTCTTGTAAAATTTTTAGCATCTATACGTTGTTTAACAAGTTCACCTGCTTCTGTGTATGTTTTACGCCATGCGTCAGAACCACCTGTGACTTTACCATTTTCAATACCGTTGAGTATTAAATCATCTATTTGTTTAATAAGGTCTGTAGCACCTTTAGAAGCCTCACCCCCTGCACCATCATTTATTAAATCACTTAATTGATCGCGTATATCTTTTAACTGCCTGAAAGAACTTATTAATTCTGGCTCACCCGAACCTCTTACAGCTTTGAGATTTTTTATTTTAGGATCAAAAACATTTATAAGTTTATTAGTGATATTAGCTANGTCACCACCAAAATCTCTNGTGCGGACAGTTTGTTCAGTCGCAAATTTTTTATCTTTATCTAGAGGTTTACCTGTTGCTGTACGACCTCCTGCTGGCTGTTTAGTAATAGGTATGCCAGCTTTTACACGTTGTGCTTCTGCCACAAGATCTGATATATCAAATACAACATCATCTATTCCTGCGACTGTGAAGGCTTCTGTATATTTACGGTCTATAGCATTTTTTATACCATCGTCAAATTTTCTTGCGCTTGCACTTAAAGCAGCAGCCGCATCATCTATATCAGGCAACAAATCTTTCCCACCTGAATTTAATCTAAATGCATTAAAAACATTATCTGCTAACTGTTTATTTGACAACGAAATATAGTTGTAAAGTTCTTCTTGACTTAATTGTTCAAGATTACCGCCAAGTTTTTGCACTTTTGCATCTAATGCTTGTAAAAGTTTTGATTGTTGATTAGATAAATTTTTAGGAAGAGTATCAGCAGTTCCGGATACTTGACTTGCAATGCCCCGCATTATCTGACTGCTACTTAATTGTGATATATTTAAAGCAGGGAGTTTAACGCCTGTCTCTCTTGCTATAGCTTGTGCTGCTTTTTGTGCATCAACCGCTTTTGGCACTGTGCTAAAAACACCAAGCTCATACAATAGACTTGCGTTTGGTTGTCCTTCAAAAAGGGTAGTTTCACCTTCTCTAGCAAACCTCCGCTCAAGGGATGATAAACCCTGCCTAACCATATGTTTACCAGCACGTCCAGCTCCTGGAAGAACTTTGGTTAGTGTTGCATCGATAAGTGATAAAGCTACTCTGTCGCCTGATAAAAACTTCATTTTAAAGTCTTTTTCATCACTAAAATATTCGCCATCAGGGGTAGCTAGAAAATTGGCAATCGCATCATCTATAGTATTACCAATATAAGCTCCCCCCGCAGTTCCTACAAAAGGACTGTAAATAGAACCTAGAACTGATCCTGCAGTAGTGAAATTAGCAAAAGCNCCTGTACCACCACCAATATCAGCAAAAGAAAACACATCATCAGATACACGGTATGCTTTACCATTTGGTGATGTTTTGTACATTTCTACAAGGTTTCCATCACCTGTATCTACTCTGAACAGCTCTCCTCTAGGAAATTTATTTTTAAAGTAACTTTGTCTTTGCTCAAATCTCGGCATACGGGATAAACTATCCCTATCCCCAAAACTTAATACTTTAGGATCAACATTAGAACCTTGGTAATCTGGCACTAAATCAAATAATACATTTTCTACACGCTCTGCATCTAATACAGATGCTTGTTCGGCAGCATCAATTGTTTCTTGTGCAAGCATATCAGATAAAGATAATGAAACAGGAGCATCGGGCAAAGGTATAACAAAACCATTAGCTTCTAAATCATTAACCAAATTTACTCCTGCTGCAAAATCGTCTTCAGCAGCTTGTCTGGCTACTGTCGGATCTGGCTCTGTAAATGTATCTTGCACTGTGACAGGTGTTAATGGCACACCTCCAGGAGTTGTAGGGCTCTCCAAATCAGAAAAATCTAATCTTCCGCCAGTAGAAACTTTTCCACCACCAAGATCAGTAAAATCTAAAGCCATTTATCTACCTATCTCATTTAAAGCTCTTTCTAGAGCTGTTCTTTTACCAGCAGGATTAGTCGGTAAGGTTGGGAAAAGATTAGGATATGTTCTATTAAGATTTATGTAATCTCGTTCTAATTCATCAACATTAGCATATCTGCCAGAAAAATCACTATATGTCACAGTTGATGTATCAGCCACATTATCTGCACGTTCTCTTAATGCTGCCAATACTGAATTTGTTTCGGGATTTGCATACTCAGCATCTAACTTTGCCTTCTCAATATCATAAGCTAATTTAAGATCAAATGAATCTGAACCATCAGCACGTTTACCTGAAATAAAGGTATTCAATTGCTGTGCAACTTTAGTTTGTCTCTCTGATATAGCTGTTAAGGTATCTGCTAATAGTTTATTTGCTCCTGGAGTTTTACCGATACCCAACGCAGCTGATTTGAGAATATCAATTTCTGTTTGATTGAGGTTTCCTGGGAATGCACCAGCCATTGATACAACCATCGCTTCACCAAGTGCTTCTTGTACTTTACCAACATCAGGATCACCACCTAGGAAGTCCTCTAATGTACCTTCACCGATACCTAATTGTTCCTCAAGTAAATTCTGTAAACCCATTTCTTTAGAGAGGTTGAGAACAGCTAATCTTGGAGCACCCAACGCGCCACCACGGAAATCAAGACCTGCTACAACCTGTGCTTGACTTGCAAGATTTGCGGCTACCTGTGCTGTTTCATTTACACCATCAATAGCTTTGAGTAATGATGTGGATGCAGCTTTTTTCAGGCTCTGCTCTGGATCGTATTGTCCTCCAGGTTTTGTTGTTTTAGCTTGTATATACTCATACAACATAAGTTGCCGTACTTCATTAGCTCTAGCATTAGCGTAGGCTTCATCTGTGCCTTCGCCCATAGCATCAATTATACTTGTTTTATAACCTGTTATGTATTGATCAACAGCAGCTTCAAATTCTGTTTTATCTTCCGCTGGTATGAGGGCTTTTGTAAGCACCTCTAATTCACCTGTTTCTGCTATACTCATTGTTCCAGCTTGTGCCGCCGCTTGCAATTCACCAAACCTTTGAGCTTCTTTCATTCTTTCAGTTCTGTCTCCAGGAGGTGTGTATCCAGGTACATTTACTTGTGATACTACACCATCTTTAATACGGAAAAATCCATCTTTAGCATCGCCAAGTATTTGCCCACCGCCCTCACTTATTGTTTGATAATTTGCTGGGTTATCTGCATCTACAAAAATAACATCACCATCTTGAGTTTTTATTTCTTTCCAAGTTGTCTTTTGATCACCACCTACTGTGTATGAACCAGTATTATTATCTGTTGTTACCCATTGAGTATCACTAAGTCTAGTGACTTGGAAATTAGGGGCGAGTTGCCCATCTACAGTAAGAGGTTGATATTTCGTGCCAGCAGCATTAGCAGCCCTTAATGCATCTTCATCAATAACAACTACTTGATTACCTATTGTTTGTGTAGTTATTTTACCCTTTTCAAACATTTTCGGTATAGCGGCTGTGGTGTACGCTTGCATAGCTTTCTTATAATCAGATGATTCTGTAGCCGCACGTTCCATCGCAGCTTTCTTAGCTAATAGATCACCCTGACCTCTAGCTTGTGCCATCTGCAAGATAGGATCACTAACTGCTTTTATTGTTTCAGGTGCTAAAATAGAGCTAATTAATTCCCCTTCAGGAGCATTAGCAACAGCAGCAGCAAGATTAAGACCTGCTATGTATGGGTTTAACTCATATGCTTTTGCTGAATCTTTATAAATTTCTTGATACTGAGGTAATAACTCGGCAGATGTTTTAGGTTGTGGTAAACCTTGTATTAGAGCACTTAATAATTGTTGTTGACTCGTCCCAGTTTGTGTGGGTGCAAATGCTACAGGGTCTCCTGGAAAAGACATTCCAGCTTGTGCATCATTTTTTAAGCCACCCTGAAACATTTTTACAGGTTGCTCACCCATNTCCATACGAGCTAAAGCCTCACCCTGCTCACCAGCTTTACCTAATGCAGATAGTATACCCTCATCCATAATAGGTTCAGNGGCATCTGGAGAGCCTTGGTCAGTGGCTTCTAGTAAAGTAAGCGAGGGCTGTATAAGTGTAAGCGCNGACTCAGGTGTTTTTTCAGCATCTGATTTACCAATTAATTGTGCTAACTCACCACGACGCTGGTCTATACTTTGATCATCACCACGAATAGCATTCATAATACCAGCATAATCACTAGCATTATCAATACCATCAGCCATACTTTGCATCATACCTGACATATCACCCATAACTTCTTCCATTTGGGCTTCTTGTTCTGGTGATGTTTCAAGCCCAGATGTTATACCTTGTCCATCTGCTTTGGGTGCTTGACCATTAAACATTTGTCTTTGTAATACCGGATCCATAGTGGCATCACCTAATTCTGTTGGCATGATAGCAGTTGTTAATGCACCTACTGGACCAGCAAAACGTCCCAAAGTTGATAAAATACCACGCCCTGCCGCTGGAGCTGCTTGTGCGAGTCGTTTAGGTTTTGGCCTTGGTTGACGTTTAGGTTTTTGACCTAACCCCATAGCACTAGCCACAAACGGAGCTCCTGCAGCCGCCGCACCACCACCAAGTAAAAGAGCTTTTACTCTTGGATCTTGTACTTCTCCAGGACCAGCCATTAACTAAATGCCTTCTGTGCTGCACCGTACAAGCTGAGGCCACCAATACCAGCACCTAATAATTGGTTTAATACACTAGGCTGTGGAGCTGCACCTGTTGTAATAACAGATTGACTTGTTGGCGCACCACGCAATATATCACTGTAGAAACCAAGACGTTGATATGGTTCATAGATTTGTTGCATTTGTGTTTGTCTTGCCGCTTCATCTTGTGCTTGCAATATACCACGCTCTTGTTCACCAAGTGCCGCCAGATTAGCCGTATCTGCAATATTAAGTTTAGTAGCAAGCTCGCCCAGACCAGCCTGTTGTAATCCTAATGCACCAATGCCTTGTGCTAACTGTCCTTGTGTTGCCCCTAATTGGCCTAACCCTTGAGCAGCTTGTAATGAACGTTGCATTTCATTTTGTGCAGCTTGCTGAGCTTGCAAAAAGTTTTGCGCTTGTGATTGAGCTAACGCCTGAGCACGATTACGACCTATTTCGGCTTGTTGTATTGCACCTCTACTACCACCAAATGCGCCAGCTCCTGCAGCAGTTAGACCAGCTTGTGCAGATTGTAAATCAAAAGAACGATTAATTTCATCTTGTATAGCTTGCTGGTATGGATTCATATAGGCATCCATTTGCGCCTGTGTTGGCGCACCTGTACCCATACCATAAGTCGCTTGTGCTTGTCCTAGGGCTGCTTGTCCAGCCTGAAAAGTAGGTAATGCTGCACCCATAGTAGTTGAGCCAGCCTGTAAATAAGGTTGATATGCCCCTAATCCTGTTTGAGCAGCAGAAAGTGCATCTTGCCCTGCTTGCGTCATACCTTGGGATGTTATTCCAGGAAGACCACCTGTGGGTGGTGCTGAAGTCAGAGCTTTAGCTTGCTCCATAAGCCCAATTTTATAGGCTTCAATATCGGGAGCTTCTCTGGTAATTACCTCTTCGACAGCCATTACGCCATCCTTTCAAACTTACGCATCATATCATACATGCGTTTTGCACCAGCTCTACGATCACCATCACCTGCGCCACGGACAGCTTTTGCATTCATAACAAATTCACCATCACTTAACATAGCNGGTATAGAATCACTGGTAGAAGTTCCTGGACCAGTTATTTCACCGCCACCTCTAGCGAACAATGCTCCTGGAGTAAAAGTAGGATCTTGGTAATAAGGGTTATCACCATAAAAATCCCTACCATAACCATATTTTTCTGGTTGGTCTTTATAAAGCATTACACCTGTTGTATCATGATAACCATCTTGATCTTCATCATCAGGATTATCATCAGGGAATAATGCTGCAATTCCAGCTACTGTTCCTGCTGTTCCTGCTGTGCCAAGCATAGGACCATATTTACTGAAAAATCCTGGGTCTAATGCAGCAGCTTTCGCTACTTCTTGAGCCCCTTGTGTTTTAATCGCTTTTGCTGTTTCAGCTGCAATTTTGGAACTAGGATCTATAGCAGCTAACTGTTTGTCCACATTAGCCTGAGCTAATTGTTGTTGTATAGTAGGATCTAAACTACTTCTACTTGGACTAAGTAACCCTTCTAATGTACCTTCACCAGTAACTTGCCCTGTTGCAGCATCAAATTGTGCTGGTGCTGGATCATATATGTACTTCTCGATAAAGGTTTTATCTGGACCACCTCCTTTTATTACTTCAGAAGTTTTGGTGGTCTCTGGGATACTGGCTAATTTAGATGCAGGATCGCCAGTAGATACAGTTTCCGCACCTGTTGTTGTAGGTGTTGTTTGTGTCGCAAAAGTCTCACCACTCAATGCCCCAACATCTTGCGGTGTTGTTGTAGGTGTTTTAAACCTATCAAACATACTACTAAATGCTTCTCTTTGTGCGGCTGCTGCTTCTAATGGATTAAGTGCAGCTTTTTGTACACCCTCAAAAAATCCACCACCACCTACTTTACTGCCAATACCAGCACCTAATGCACCAAGACCACCTGAAATCAACGCAGATTTAGCAGCATCTTTTATATTCCCACCTTGCAATAAAGTAGTAATACCAGAGCCTAATGCAGCACCGTATATTGGACCAGCGATAAATGATAATGCTATGGGTAAAACAGCAGGAGCTACCTTTTTAGTAATCTTTTTTATGCCTCTGAATAACTTTTTAAAGAAAAACTCAGGCTGACCAGTTACAGGGTTTAAACTATTAAACTCACTGCCAACTACATAACGCTCAGGCTCTAAACCCATATCTTCCATTTGTTGGAAGAGCATACGTTTCATACGAGGGTTAGCTTCTAATACCTCAAGTGGTATAACTGTTTCACCTTCAGCTGCATGTACAATATATGTATCACCCTCACGGCCAAAATCAGCCAACATTTTTGCGGCTGATTGTACTGTTCCTAAACCACCGACAGGGATCATCGGTCTCATTTGTACTTCGTAGGGTAAAGTGGCTATACCTTGCATCTTACTTTCCTTATAAAATGAGATGCAGGGTAGCTAATCCTGAAACTTGCTGCTTGCAGCATAAACCTAATATCCGCACTATGCAACCTTATGAAACAGATACAGTTACACTTCCTACAGAAGTAGTAGCCTCAAAACTACCACTAAATATCTCTGTTTTACCCACTACTTTTAAAAATCCACCATCAGCTATATAGATATCACCTTGTTCTAATAAATTATTATTACCACTTGCAGGAACCTCTTGAAAATTAAGCTGAGGATTTTGCATTTGCCGCAAAAATATTTCTAATGCTCTAATTAAATCTGTTATGTATTTTTCATCTATTTGTTTCCCAGGAGTCGGTAATCTAGGGAAAGGTGTAACATTAGTAGCCATTACCTTCTCCCATCCTGTCTCATATCAACTCGTGGGCTACCTAACCGCCATCTTGTACCTACAGATGATGAGTCTACCTTTATACTAAATGCTCTACCTCTTAATCTTACATCAGCTTTATCTGTGTATTGTTCAAAAGGTACTGTTGTAGAAGTAGCTGTTCTATCTACTTGTGCTATCTCGCTTTGTAGATAATTACCTCCAGGAAAATTATTGGATTGTAATGTTACATTTACAGTAGGGTCTGTATTTGTAGAACCTGTAAATGTAAAATCAGGTATAATCCTGCGTATAAAAGTAAATTGATCGCCCTCACCCATATCAATCGGGCTTGATTCAATACTTGCTACTAATGCTGCACCATCATCTGTATAACCAGATTCATGATTGTATAGGTATGTATCTGCTGCCCCTATTGGGAAGTCTCTTATACCTCTATCAATAAACGCTGTTCTACCTAAATCACCGTAATACCAAATGTTTTCTGAGTAATTATAGATGACATATCTATCATTTTCACCTGTGCCACCATTAGCTAATGAGTTTGTATTAGAAGGATAAAACCAAATAACCTCACTAAACTCAGATATAATACCAGCATACACTTTTTCAAACTGATCAAAATCAAAATCAAAAAATACATGCTCAGTTACACTACATGGTAATTGTTGTGTTTTACCATCATACAGGTAAAAGTTTTGTTTACCCATCCAAAACACTGCATCTTCTACGGCAACTGCTGCATTTGGACCCATAATGGTAATATTAGAAGCTAACGGCTGTATACCAAAAGTAAACGGACTACCGATAAACTGCATAGAATGCACAGAACTATTTGTAAATATAACTATTTCACGTTTCGTTTCTATAGCTTTTACAAATTGTGAACCTGTACCTATGCGTAAATCACCAGCGGTATTAGTTGCGGTTGGCTCCCAATCAAGCACATTTTCTTGATCTGAAAAACGTATTAATAAAGGGTCTTGTGTAGAACTACCTACAGGATTTGTACCAAATGCGATTACATGTCTATCCACATCTGATACTAATATCTGTTTTGCTATAATAGGAGTTTGGTTAGCACCACCTATTGTGCCTACTTCACGCGCTCTAGTAGAAAAACCATCACCTTTAGTCCAGAAAAATATACCGCCATCACGTGGATTAATAATTAAATTTTCACCAAAATTATCATGACTCCACAATCTTAATTGTGTAGTTACGCCTACAGTCGCAGCAGACCCCCAAGTGCCTCTACCCCATGTTCCTGCACCCCAACCAGTACCGCCAACACCATTGGCAAGACCAGAGTTTATTTGATAAACACCATCAACCCCAGAACCGCCATTACCACTATCACTAGCATTTGCTGTAACTGCTGCACCTGATGTATCTTTAGCTTCAAAAGTATAAGTATTAGAAGTGGGAATACTTGTTATTTGATATTCTTGATTTAATACGGCGGCTGTGATATTACCACCCAGACT